CAAGGAACAACTTTAACAGAGATACTGACTTTAAATCCAAACTATCAAGATAGTAAAACAGGTAAACCAGATATTAGAAAGATTAAAGCAAAAGTTAAAGAATTTATAAATTATCAAAATAAACTTGCTAAAGATTTAAAATTTGACAAAGAAGCTCCTTTTCGTCCAGTCCGCGATACAAACAATGTAATAACAGACTACCGTGTTTTGATGGATCATAAAAATGTTAAAGAAATTATTAAACCAGATTTAGAATTTCAAAATGTATTTGCGCACATGCATTCTAATTTAGTAGATCGTAAAAACACAATTAAGAATGATAAAGAAACCGTTCATTTATTAGTACATGAACAGGAAAATTTACTTAAAACTTATCCTAATCAGTTTATTAATTTGTTAGATCCAGAATCTGCTTATATTGATCGATACCGAAAACTACCTAGAGCAATCAGGGAATATATTCAAGAGTTTGCTGAAAATGGTAAATTCATGGTTAGACTGGATATTGTTGATAAAGTTTTTGGGTATAAACAAAAAGACGTTACTCAATTAAAAGTATTTGAAGATAACCAACATCCAATGGCTAAACAAGTTGCTGGATTAGCACATTATGCAATTAAAGAAACTGTAGGATGGGGTAAAAACAGAGTAGTACTAGCAATGCCCAAAGTTATATTTTCAAATATGTTTTCAAACATAGCACAATTAGCTATGAGAAAAATTCCAATGTCTTATATCTTTAATAAAACTATCGAAGGTATCCATGAATACAAAAGATATAGTAAAGCTGCTATTGAATTAAGAAAACTGGAATATGAAATTGATACCAAAGGATTAGATAAAAAAACAAGTGCGGAAGCTAAAGAAGTAAAAAGAATTAAGACTAGAATGGAAGGAAATCGTATTCATAAAATGAATGAAGCGGGAGTGGATTCATTAATTATTGAAGATTTAAATGAAGCTCAATTAGACGGATATTGGAATCGTGCTGCTCGTATGATTTTTAAAGGTAATTTAAAATTTATTGGAGATAAGATTCCAAGGTCTTTACAAACTGTGGCTCATACATTGTTTATGACTAAAGATAGTCTTCCCTATCAATACTCAAAACAAGTAGTTCAAATGACCGATTTTTTAGGTAGATATGTAATGATGGAGCATTCTCAACATGTTCTAGGAAGATCCTTTAAAAGATCATTACATGATGCTCTCGAAGCGTTTGTATTATTTGATGAGTCTTTAATCGCTCCTTTAGAGTTACTCGATTCTTTAGGTGTTACAACTTTTCTATCTTACTGGTTAAGAAATCAAAGAGCTGTAAAAAAATTAGTTATGACAAATCCTTCATCTGTAGCTATCTCTGCGTTAACTCAAGAGATAACAGGTATTGCAACATTAGGAAACGTAAATAGTGCTTGGTTAGGTGGAGACTTTATGCCAAATGTTGCTCAAACTGATGACATGTTTGATGAAGCAAATAACATAACTTTATTCGAAGCAATTGCCCAAATAAAAGGGATGGTTAGTTAAGATTAATACAACTATCTTGAATATTACGGTTACTCTCTTCTGCTAAATCCATAATTAAAATAACAGCTTGTTTTTCTTCTTCTGTTATATGAATATCTGGGTCATTAAGATATCCATTTAAAAGTTCACTTACAATTTGTAATGCTCGTTTAATATTAATCATTATTTTTAAACTCCTTAGTGCTAAAAAATATTTTATAAATAGCGTATACAATAATAGCTAATATTATAACTATAATTATTGGCAGTAATAATAAACCTGCACTTAATAATAATAAAGTTATTACTGTAGCTAATATACTTTTAATAGTAATCCACGGACTCGTAGTGTATGTTGATCCTTTAGGACGTGGATTTTTATTATATGGATTTATGTCTGTCATGAGAATAAAGAATTAGGAGTGTTAATAGGTTCAGTTTTAGGAATAGTAGCTTCAGGTTCTTCGGTATCGTTATCATATTTTATAGGATTTTCTGGATAGGCTCCAGAAAGTAACTCTTCCTCAATGTGACTGCTTTCTTCAGCTAGTTCTTTAGATGCTGCAGCCATACCTTCAGCAGTTATTTTATCTATACGATTTTTTTTAATAGCGTTTTCTTTAACTGTATTTTCAGTAGTTTCATTTATTTGGATTAATGCTTTAGCTTCACCTTTTTCTTCAGGAGTAAGTATTCTTCCATGTTTACGTTCTAAGTCATGCATAGCTCTTTCTTCTGCAGTACGGCGATGACCAGATTTAGGACCAAACTCCCAAGCTATAGCTCTTTCTTTAGCGCTATAATATCTACCACTTGTACTAGGCTGTACTCTTTGAACAGCTTCTGTCCATACTTTAGGTGTCTCTTCTTTTTCTTGTTTCTTTTTAAGTGCTTCTATTATTATAGATTCTAGATCTATATCAATTTCTATTTTCATACTGGCTCCTTATAGTTTAATCCGTAATGTGCAATCATGAGAGCATCAGATCTCCCATCAAGTAATCCTCCCCGTTTACCATGTAGATCAGCTGTTGGGTATAGACTTTGAGCTATTTCAGCAACTTGTTTTTTGATAGCTTTACCTTTAACAGTAACTCCTGCATATTTCTGCCATATTTTAGGAGTAACTGTTTTAGGAATAACTCCTCCTCCACTATTACTAAGAGCTATTTGAGAAATGGCAGTAACTATACCTAGATTTTTTCCAAATCCAAAATTAGATTTAGCTGACATACCATATAAAGAATGTACATCTTCTAACCACAATGTATGTACTTGATAATAATCTAACCATAAGTACGCATTATAAATTGAATTTTTACCTAGGTCTAACAGAGCTACATGTGTTGGATTATCTGTATCCAACACACATATTGCTCCATTAGTTCCTGGATCAATTCCGCATATTCTCATTAACTAAATAGTGAGGCTTGACCATTACTGGTAGCTGGAGCACCACCCATAATAGCTGCAGCTGAAGTTGTTTTAGCTTTATTGCTTTTGTCAACAACTGTACCGGTATTTTTGGTAGCCCATTTATCGAACATAACTGCATCTTCGTTTTTAGCAATTTCTTCAGCAGTTTTACCGTCTGTATTACCAAAGAACTTACAGTTATTAACAGTACGAATCTCGCCTGTTGGAGCATACTGCCCATCAGCACCTTTAGCTTGTTTATCTTCAACTACTTGATGAACAGCTACTTTAACTGGCTTATTAACTAAGCACATAATTACTGGACGTTCAGTAGGCGCTTCTTTTTTTAGTTCAGAATTCCAAATATTAATTGTTTTCTTTTCTGCACTCTCTATGCATTTAGCTAAACTTTCAGTTGTAGCTGCTATACATATAGAATTAGCTAAAGAATACCCTGGTAATGGAAACTGTTTACCGTCTTTTTCATAGTAAACTTTTCCACCTTTAGCTTTACCAGATCTAATCCAGAAAGATTCTCTGAGTTCTTTACCTTCAGAGTTTTCTAGAATAATATTAAAACTTTGAGCTTCTGATGCTGATTGATTAAGATATACCATCTTAACAGTTGCATCATATACGCCAGATTCCCATGCAAATCCGCCGCCTCCTACTCTTTCAATAGATTGTACTTCTACGGTTTTTGGTAATTCCCATTCACTCATAATTTATTTCCTTTTGTATGAGATTGATAATGAAGCTTATAGCTTCTAATTAACCACAATTATTTACTTTGACGATTATCTTGTTGTTTTTTAAGATGCTCATCTAATACTTTAGTAAATTCTTTAAGAGATAAACCTGGTTTCTCTATTAAGTGTTTTGCAGCGACTTCTTGAACTACTCCAAATCCGAGTTCTATGGCATTAGAAACCATATCTTGGATAAGTATATTTTTAGCATGACTAGAATCCGAAAAATCAGACATCATACCTCCTTATTTTAGGGTGTATTAAGATATATAATAACGTATTTAGCTTTGTATATCAATGAGTTATTGATAAATTAAGGACTAGGACAGTAGTAGTAGGCAGAGGAGATAAATGCCCTTAAACCTACTACTGTCCCAGTTGAGATTAAACATGTCTGCCTCCTTACAATGATTGTGCAACCATTGACAGGAGGACTAGTAGTTTATAACTCTTCAGTTAAAATAGGATCTACGTAGGAGGAGGACCCCATAAGGAGAGGACCATAGCTCCTATTCAGCAGTAGTTTATACTAAATAGAAATTAATCTAAACTATTTATAATATTCGTGAAGTCTGTTGATAACATTTTGCAGATTATTATCTATATAAGTTTCTTTTCTATCCCACATACCCATAGGAGCTCTCATTCGCTCATTAACAGTTTCTTTTGTTAATCTTGTCTGATATACGTATTTAAAGCCATTGGCTTTATCATCTGGTGTAACAGTGTATAAGTCAGATTTAGCTATTTTATCGTCTAATTTGGTTAGTGGTAGTTTTTTAGTAGATATTACTGTAGTAAAAAAACTTTCAATCCCTTGATTCATAAGGGATCCCTTTACTTTAACTATAGTTTCATTAATCATTTCTGACTCATTAAGTACATCTGATGTATGAGCTAGAAATACTACATTTTTAGTAGATTTAGCTACTACTTGAGACATTAATTGTTTCATATATTGAGCATATTGTCCCCAAGCTTGCATAGTATTAGTAGCGTTTATAACTTTAGTACTTTCATACATA